CACGAGTTTGGCCCGCGAACACCTGACCGCCGATCAAATTGATCGGTTTTAGCCCGTAGGGGGCCGATACAGTCGGAAAAGCCATGTTTAGCTCCAAAAGTTAGATTAACTTCCCTTACCGAACGATGTAGAAGATTTCCGCTCGTTAAATAGCGGCATCCTCGGGTCGTTCTGGCGCATCAGGCTGTTATCTACAGAATCCATTTGTCCTTCGGACTGTTTCTGGTAGTAGCCATTACGCTGATCTACCAGCTCCTGTGGAGTCTTGCAGAGTAACAACCCGCCGACCTCGATGTTGTCCTTAAAGCGACTATTCGGATCGACTAGCAGTTGGAATTTTGGTTGCTCTTCGATCTTTACAGGCTCCCAACCTTCCCGGATTTTGGCGGAAATATTGCGTGGGTCAGCATTGTTTAAGGTCGAAACGCGAATCCATCTGTACGCGAAGCCGGGTTGCTTATCTGGTTCAGGGAGAAGCTCAGGTGGAGCCCACTGCTTGGGGCGCTCCTGCACGGCACGAGTTTCAAGTTCACGGGCAAGTCTGTTTTCAGCCATTGTTGGCCTCCATTTTCATTAGTTCACGGGCGTATTGCTCAGGGGTAATACCAAGACGCTTAATAGTGTCCAACTGCGATCTCTTTAGCACTATCTTTTTGGAGGACGTGCTACGAGTTGCAGGAGCTACAACCGTGGACGGTTTTTCTGTGCGCGAGACAGGTTTAGATTCCTGCTGCGTAGAATCTTGGAAGTAGTCCGGGAAGCGTTGACGCATGGTTCCGTCAATCTTCTGCCAATACTCGTCGGTGGACGTGTACTGATTTCCGTACTGTTTGACTAGCTTTTGGTGTAGCCCAAGTGCAAGACTAGTCATCTCCTCGTCTTGACCGAACCAAGTATTGCGCTCTTGCCACGCAACTGCCCTTGGGTCAGGACGAGCCACTGGGACTTCTGGGTTGCTTTGTACCTCATATGGATCATATTGTAAAGAGGGCACGTAATCTTTTGCCTTTTGCAACTTAATTTGGGCAAAATTAAGTTTTTCTTGCGCATCTAGCAACTTATCCGTGTCTCCGGCATCGTAAGCTTCTCTGTAAGCCTTCTTAGCCGCATCTACCTCCAACTCAACTGCTGACTGATAAGTCTGGAGGTAAGTCTTCTCCCCCTCAGAAAGCCTACCTTTGAGACTACGGTTTTCTTCTAGTAGTCTTTTTGCTAACTCTTCTGCCGCCTGACGCTCACGTAACGCCGCATCCTTTTCTCGACGCTCGTCGTGGTACACCTTCTTCATCTGCTTCAGACGAACTTTTACCTTTTCGGAATAGTCCTCCAGATCATCCTGATCAAGCTCCTCGACGATCTGTTTAGGCAACGGTTCCCGACCACGATCTTCTTCAGGAGTATCGTCTTCTATTTCAAATTCGATATCATCCAGCTTAGACTCGGCGGGTTTGCCCTTCTCTTCCTTCTCGTCGGGAAACTGAAATTCTTGTTGTTCCATAATTGATATCTCCTTTATGCGCGACGAATGCCGCGTGGGTCTTGCACAACTGCTTCCACCGTATCGTCGTTGATAAGACGGAACTCTTTACCGTGAATCTTCAGGCGGGTGCCGCTGTTTGGACGGGCTAATACAAAGTCACCTTCTTTGCACCACGGCCCACTTGGGAACCGTTTTTCGTCCTTATAGCAATCCGGTCCTACCTTTACGACAAAGAACACAGTTGCCAACACTTCTTCAAACTGCTTGGTTTGATCCGCCTTAAGAAGCCCGCTATCAAACGCGTCCTCAATCTCCGGTAGGGCTACCAATATGTGGTATCCGGCGGGCTCAGGAAGTTGTTTAGCTTTCTCTTCTTCAGTCTGTGGTACTTCACCGCTTTCTGTAGCGATTAGTATTTCACTCATCGTTGTTGCGCTCCATTTGGTCTGCAAGGTCTAAGATAAAGCCTTCTGCGATGGATAGACCCCGAATCTCCCCGCATATTGCGCGATACTCTGCGAAATCTTTCATTGTGCCCTCACTTACGGCATGAGCAAGCTGGGCTTGTTTCTCGTTAATACGTTCTTTAATGATTGCCAGTGTCTTGTCCACTGATTACTCCTTTGTTCTAGTTGACCGCTGTTCCAGTTCCGCTTGTGACTTAGCTATGTCGATACCCATCCGAACGCCAGCCTCTTCTTGCCGAGCAGCGAGATCCGCTTTATCTTTGGCGACTTTAGCTCCGACCTGCATACCTGCGATTTGTTTTTGCGCGGCAATGCGTTCCAGTTCGATGTCCATTCTGTCGGTCTGTGCCGCAGCATCAATCTGAAGTTTTTGAGCTTTGAGTTGCAACTCCTGCTGCTTGATCTGTAGCTCTTGCTGCTGCATCTGAACAATCGGATCTTGTGCAGCTTGCTGTGCCTGCTGTTGTGCAGCCTCGGCTTGATCCTTCTGCAACAACTTATCTGCCGCCATAGCCATCATGCGGCTAATTTGAACTTCCATCTCCTCTGGGATGCTTTCTCCATCCTCATATTTAGGAATATCGATTGGAACGCCCAACTGTTCTTCGATCTGTTTGCGGTACTCAAACGCAATATGCTCGTTGATATGCGCCATCATTGCGCCCATGATCATGTTGGCCTGTGGGTTTTGTCCCACTAAACCTGCGATCTTTGGGTCACGCATAGCGGTCATATGCACTTGCAAATGCGCTTCATGGTCTTGATACAAGAAAGCCTTGACTGGCTTCATGTTCAGGATCGCCATGTTCTCTGACACTGGATCTCTTGGCTTCTGATCTTCCGCAGCAGGGACAAGCTTGTGGACATTCTTGATACCTAAGACCTCAAGCATCTGTTTGTTCAGCTCGACCATGTCGTAGATCTGTGGGCTTTGCTGAGCCATCTGCATGACTGCCTGATACTGAACCACCTTCTGCGACATAGTTGCCGCGTTAGGGTCAGATACTGGAATCACATCTACCATCTCGTAGTCTTGCTGACGTGCGCGACGGCTACCTTCAACTGGCTCGTAGCTGTACTCAGTCGGAGCGTAAGCCGCGATGATGTGCTTCAGAAGCTTGAACTCCTGCTTCATCGCAAAGTGAATGCGAGCCTGAACCGCGCTCATCACTTTCAGTTGGCGCTCTAACAGTGCTAACGTCGTTCCAACAGGGGCTTGCGCCGACATGTCAGAGACTTTGAGATCAGCAGCGGAAGCGAAGCGACGCCCCTCGTCCACGATCTGGTTCATCAGGGACATCAATACCTGCGACGGCTCTTTGTATGGCAATGGCAGGATGTTGTCGCGGATGGTGCCTGACGCTACATCCACATCACGGAACTCGCCCGGAGCGATAGGGGTATCATCTCCCTTAGTGCGCATGCCTTTGGACTTCAGACCACCCGGCAAGTTTGCCAGCGTGCCCGCATCAACCAACTGCCGCATCAGCGAAGTGCCTGATTTAGCGTACGCGCCGATCAAGTGGATCAGACCAAAGCAATAGAAGCCAAAGCCGGGGATGTACCCGTAGTGGACGAAGTGCGTGCGCTTTTGCTTACTCTCGTCGCTTGGCTCCCAGTTGCGGCGAATAGCCAACACCGTACCGGTACCCTTCTCAATAGTGACGATGTATGGCAACGCTATACCGCTCTCATCCTCGTACCCCTCAAGATTCAGGTCAACCTGCATCTCAAGTAGTTTGTAGCGGTCATCAGTTGTAGCGCGGAAGCCCATCTTCTCCGCGATCTTCTTCTCTACATCATCTAATGTATTAGTGGGGGTACCAAGCTCAACGTCGCGGTAGAAGCCAGCAACTTGTAGTTTCTTTAGCTCGTTCTCAGTCTTACGCATCACATGCGTTACACGTGGGGCGTTCTGTAAATTCTCTGAGCCGTAAGGCACAACCACATCTTCAGCGGGGACGAAGATAGAGACTTGACGTGCCAGCGATGGGTCGTAATAGACTTTCTTGAACGCGTTACCGGATAGACCCAAGCCCCACAGCATGCGTTCATGCTCGCTGCGATACTCGGTCATTACCTCGGTAAGCTGGTAGTTCATGTCATTCTGAACCCTCTCGGCAGCTTCCTTATTCTCCGTGGTCTCCTTTCCAATGATCTGCGTCTTAACCGGGCCACTCGCCGGGAAAGTCGCCATAATTGTCTCGGATTGGAACTTAACCAAAGCTTCAGATAAAAGGGGATGGTAAACACCGCAAGCTCCTTCCCACGGTTCACTGCGTTCTTCGAGCTTCATGCCCAACAGCTCAAGGCCGTCTACATAGGTCTGCATCCAGTCTTTGCGACTACCCACGTCATCATCAAAGTCGCTCAGTAGTTCTCCTGCCAAGCTCTCCAACACATCTTCACTAAGCTTCTCAGCCAAGTTATCGTTGAAGTCGTCGTCTTCTACGCCCGGTCCGACCTCAATCTCCAGTCCACCCATGCCAATAGTCACTGACTCGGGGTCCTCGATCTCAATCTCTATGAGCGGCTCATCCATTACGCCTGCGTCCATATCGCCAAGCCCTAGCGGGGCGCGATTTAGTGCTTTATCAATAGCCATGATTAGTCCTCATAAAATCCATAAGCCCAGCACACAGCCGAGATGCGAACACCTTTAGTTACAGGGGCAACCCGGTGCATTGTGGTTGAATCAAACACGATGATGTCGCCTTTGTTTTTTAGGGCGTTGTCCATCGTATCTTTAAGCTCAAGTTGCCCGCCTTCGAACTCGGACGGGTCATTTAACAGCATACATAGCGAGACGCGCCGTTGCTTCCCATCTACGGGCGGAAGCACGTCGTGATGCCACCAGTAGTGGTCTGTAGTCTCATACTTCAGAATCTGTGGGGCATCGAAGCCGCAAATTGACTTGCTCCACTGTGTTCTACTGTTGGCGTCAATCATGTAGTTTTTGCAGACCGAGCCAAGCGGAGACATTAAGTGCTCCGGCAAAACCTTAACCCTGCGAAGTCTTGTAGATTCCGCGCCAGATTCTTCCCGGGTTGTGCCAATCCCAGCGTGCGACCAGTCCAGACTCTTGATAACGTAGC